GGCCTTCGACCGGCGCAAGATCAAAAAGGAGGACTGAGCCATGAACCGAGCGCAACGACGGGCCCAGCAGAAGGCCACGCCGGCCTATCTGCGCGGCACCCGTGAGCAGAAGGTCAAGGCCCTGCTGAAGAACGGCATCACGCCGGAGGACCTGGAGAGAGAGTACGAGAGGGGCTTCAAGGAAGGCTTCAAGGCCGCCGCGCCGGCCACCTTCAAGGCCATCTACGCGGCCGTCTGCAAGGCGCTGCGCAAGCTGTACAAGTTCGGCCGTTACCGCTGCTCCAAGGTGCTCATGGCCGTGGACGACATCGTGGTCAACGCCCTGACCAGTGAGGAGATCATCGAGGACGTGTGGGAGGAGATCGGGCTGCGGCTCAACTTCGACGAGCCCTTTGACAGAATTGAGTATAGGAGGAAAGCATCATGAGACAAGCACAGAACCAGATGGTCGAGCTGGAGGAGTTCGCGGCGGTCTGCCGGGAACGGGACGCCCTGCAGGACCAGCTCGATGCCGCCGAGGCAAACAACGCCGAACTCATAGAACAGATCGCGCACCTGGAGGCCCAGGCTGCAGAGGCGCGTGGCCACTTCCAGAAGCAAGCGGAAAAGATGCTGATCGAGATCTCCGGCCTGCGCAAGCGTGGCCAGGAGGCCGAGGAGAGAGCCGTCCAGTTCCAGGAGCAGATCAAGGTCCAGGAGGAAGTGATCGAACGGCTCAAGGCCCAGAACAGCCGCTTCGTCGAGGAGCAGCGGGAGGCCAAGCAGAGAGCCGCCAGCCTGGCCTCCGATTTGGCCCGCGCCCGGGAGGAAGTCGTCCGGCTGGTGAGGCTGGCCGACGACTTCAGGGACCGGCTGGCCAGGGTCACGCAGGAGAAGAACGACGTCGTCAAGATCTCCAACGGCTTCGCCCGGGAGCGCGACGAGATCCGGGCCGAATATGACGCCCGCGGCAAGGTCATCAAGAAGCTGCGCAAGCGGCTGCACAAGCTCAAGAAGAAGCTCAAGCATTAAGGAGGACGAGACCATGAACAAGGTAAAGAACAAGCTGCCGGCCCTCGTGGAAGAGGAGCTCGCGGCAGCAATGGAGGACCACCCGCTTTTCGCCAGCACCCACGAGGGCTATGCTGTACTGCTGGAGGAGGTCGAGGAGGCCCGGGACAATATGGCCCATCTGGACGCTGCGACTGAGCTGATCTGGGACGCCGTGAAGCACGACAACCTGCTGCACATCGGGGCCCTGGCCACGCAGGCAGTAAGGATCGCCATCGACCTGGCCGCTGAGGCCATCCAGGTGGCGGCCATGGCCCGGAAGATCAAGGCCAGCATCGAGAAGGTGAAGCCATGAGAGCCGTCGTCTACCTGGAGCGCATCCAGAAGCTGGACGAGCTGATCGACGCCAAGATCCTGGAGAAGGAGGACCTGCTGGAGCGGGCCACGAGCCTGGCACCCAATATGGACGGCATGCCCCACGCCCCCGGCGTCTCCGACAAGGTGGGCAACGCGGCCACACGCCTGGCCGACAAGGCCGCCGAGATCAACCGCCTCACCGACCAGCTGATCGACTACCGGGACGAGGCCCTGGCCCTCCTGGAGCAGCTGCCCCCGCTGGAGTACCGGGTCCTGCATCGCTTCTACGTGAAGTACTGGACGATGGACACGATCGCCCAGGACGTAGGCAAGTCTGAGCGGCAGTGCCACCGGATCAAGGGCAACGGCCTCCGCCGTCTGCAGGCTATGCTGGACGCACGCGAGGCAGCCTTCAAGCCCACGTACCTGGCGCGCCCGTACCCTGAGCAGGGCAAAACTACAAACTGAGGCCCGAAAACTACAAAAAACTACAAACTTTGTAGCGGCCGCAAAGCCAGGAAAATCAAGGCTTTGCGGCCCTTTGACTACAAAACTACAAAATATTTTACTGGAATTATTAAAGGACTTTATACACATAGCACGCAGGCGGGCGCGAGGCGTGCAGGCGTGCGAGCGCACACGCGCGCGAGGGTATATAGGATTTTTTTGTAGTTTTTGTAGTTTTGACCCCTTCGAGGGCCCGCAACGCCAGGAAAATCAAGGCTTTGCGCCGCCTACAAACTTTTGTAGTTTTTGTAGGCCGTTTTGTAGCTGGGCGGGCAGAAAATTTTGAAATGTCAGGGAATGTCATTGAATGTCATGCCGGCCCGGTGATATTATTATGATAGCCAGAGACGAGCAGTCGAAAGCACCTCCCTTCCCATCCTAAGAAGCGAGTGCCCCGCGGGCTTCTGCTCCTGGCTCACCAGGTTGGTGATTCAAAGCGGGGCAAGGCGTATCAGCGATAAGCTGGTGCGCTTTTTCTATTTTCTACAGAAATGAGGTGACGTTGTGAAGAAAGGTTTGAACGTAAGGCAAGAGGCGTTCTGCTGGCACTATGCCAAGACGGGCAACGCCACCGAATCGTATAGAGAGGCCGGCTACACGCCGAAGAGCGAAAGCGCAGCATCGTCCAGCGCCTCGCTCCTATTGAGAAATCCAAGGGTCCAGGCCCGCCTCGCGGCCATAACAGAGGAGCTCAACAGCGCCAAGATCGCCAGCGTGCGCGAGGTGCAGGAGCGCCTGACGTCCATCCTCCGCGGCGAGCTGCTGGAGGAGCGCGTGGTCGTGGAGGGCGAGGGCATGGGTGAGAGCCGGGCCCGGATCATCAAGTGCGCGCCGCAGCACAAGGACGCCATCAAAGCTGGCGAGCTGCTGGCCAAGATGCAGGGCGGCCTGGACGTCGGCAGCCAGGTCAACGTGGTCGTGCCGGTCTTTGGTGGGGAAGATGACCTCGCCGATTAAGCGCCAGCGCGTCTACCTGCCTGACCTGGTGGGCAAGGGCTACGGCACCTTCTGGCGCTTCAAGGGCCGATACCGCGTGGTCAAGGGCTCCCGCCGCTCCAAGAAGAGCAAGACGATGGCCCTGGAGACCATCTACAAGATGATGGAGTACCCACTGGCCAACATGCTGGTGGTCCGCAAGACGTACAGGACCCTCAAGGACTCCTGCTTCACCGAGCTCAAGTGGGCCATCCGGCGCCTGGGCGTGGAGCGCTGGTGGAGCTGGAAAGAGTCGCCGCTTGAGATGACCTACCTGCCCACCGGCCAGAAGATCTACTTCCGCGGCCTGGACGATCCTCTCAAGGTCACGTCGATCACCTGCGAGGTGGGCGTGCTGTGCTGGATGTGGGTCGAGGAGGCCTACGAGATCACCAGCGAGGAGGACTTCGACACCCTGGCCGAGTCCCTCATGGGCGACCTGCCCGAGGGTCTGTACCGCCAGATCACGCTGACCTTCAACCCCTGGAACAAAAAGACCTGGATCAGGCACCGCTTCTTCTGCGACATCGTGGGCTACGACGACGAGGGTCACCCGATCTACGAGGAGCGCAAGACGCCGATCAGCGACGACGGCGAGATCCTGGCCATTACCACCACCTACAGATGCAACGAGTGGCTGAGCCCGGAGGACGTCAAGGAGTTCGAGCGCATGCGGAAACGCAACCCGCGCCGCTTCTCCGTCGCCGGCGACGGCAACTGGGGCATCGTGGACGGCCTGGTCTACGAAAACTGGACAGAGCGGGCCTTCAAGCTGGAGGACGTGGCCAACTGCGTCACCGTGGCCGGCCTGGACTTCGGTTATACGAACGACCCGACGGCCTTCTTCGTCGGCTTCCTGGACGTCCAGGGCCGCAAGCTCTACGTCTGGGACGAGCTCTACAAGAAGGGTCTGAGCAACCGCAAGATCTACGACGAGATCACGGCCCTGGGCTACGCCAAGGAGCGCATCACCGGCGACAGCGCCGAGCCCAAGAGCATCGACGAGCTGTACGGCCTGGGCCTGCGCATCGTCGGCGCCAAGAAGGGCAAGGACAGCGTGGCCAACGGCATCCAGTGGATACAAGACCTGGAGATCATCGTGCACCCGCGCTGCGTCAACTTCATCACCGAGATCAGCAACTACACCTGGGCGCAGGACCGCTTCGGCAAGAAGCTGAACGTGCCCATCGACGACTTCAACCATCTTATGGACGCCATGCGCTACGCCTTGGAGAAGTACATCGCCAAGAAGGGCTGGCTGTATTAAGGAGCTGAACCCCCATGGACGACATCAAGAAGAAGATCCGGCAGTATTTCAAGGCCAATAAGCTGCCGAGCCCCGGCGCCATCAACCTGATCGGCCCCTGGGCCCGCGGCGAGTGTTACGCCGTGACCTGCGGCCTGGTGCGGCTCAAGCGCTTCTGCGTTTACTGCATCGACGGCGAGATCCACAGCGTGAGACAGAGGTGATAACATGCTCAACCCCAAAGAGATCAAGGCGCTGATCGACGCCGACCGAAACAGCGAAAAGAAGCAGCGCGCGGCCATCGGTCAGCGCTATTATGAGGCCCAGCACGACATCCTCAGCTATCGTATGTTCTACTATAACGACGACGGCGAGCTGATCGAGGACACCACCAGCGCCAACAACCGCATCAGCCACCCGTTTTTCACCGAGCTGGCCGATCAGCTGGCGCCCTACATGCTCAGCTTTGAGGAGAACCCCATCCGGGCCAAGCTCCAGGACCCGAAAGCGGCCGCGGAGCTCCAGGATCACCTGGACACCTACTTCGACGACGACTTCTGGTCTGAGATCGGCGACCTGATCACCGGCGCCTACGTCAAGGGCGTTGAGTACATCTACGCCTACAAGAACGAGGACGACCGCCTGGCCTTCCAGTGCGCGGACAGCATGGGCGTGGTCGAGGTGCGCGAGAAGGACACCGACAGCGGCGTTGCCTGCGTGCTCTACTGGTACACGGACCGCATCGACAAGGGCAAGAAGAAGATCATCCGCATCCAGGAGCACACGGCGGACAGCATCACCTTCTACGTGCAGAACGGCGAGAACGGCCGCATCGTGCTGGATGACGGCATCCAGCCCAACCCCCGGCCCAACGTCGTGTACACGGACAGCGAGGGCAAGCGTTACGGCAAGCCCCTGGGCTTTATCCCCTTCTGGTCGCTGCCCTTCAACAAGAAGCAGACCTCCGGCCTCGTGCCCATCAAGCGCATCATCGACGACTATGACATGATGAAGTGCGGCCTGTCCAACAACCTGCAGGACTTTGACCACCCGCTCTACGCGGTCAAGGGCTTCGACGGCAACGACTTCACGGAGCTGGCCAAGAACCTGCGCACCAAGAAGATGGTGGGCACCGGCGAGCAGGGCGGCATCGACGTCGTGACCACGACCATCCCGGTCGAGGCCCGCAAGATCAATCTGGAAGAGGACGAAAAGAACATCTACCGCTTCGGCATGGGCTTCAACTCCTCCCAGGTGGGCGACGGCAACATCACCAATGTGGTCATCCGCAGCCGCTACACCCTCCTGGACCTCAAGGCCGACAAGGTGGAGAAGCAGCTCAAGAAGATGCTCAAGAAGATCATCCGCGTGGTGCTGGAAGAGATCAACGCCGAGCACGGCACGGCCTATCAGCCGGGCGACGTGGCTATCAAGTTTGAGCGGATCATCCCGACCAACGAGTCGGAGGACATCGAGAACGATTACAAGAAGGCCCAGACCGATGAGCTGCGGACCAACACGATCCTCAACGTGGCCGCCAACATCGGCGACGAGGCCACCCTGGAGGCCATCTGTGAGGTCATGGACTGGGACCTGGACAAGATCAAGGCCCAGATCAAGAAGGCCCAGGAGGACACGCCAGAGGCCGCTGAGGCCATCCTGGAGCAGGTGGTGACGGACGATGAATCAGAAGCAGAAGCAGGTCCAGCAGTCCCTGCTGGCTGATGAAAAGAAGGTCGCCGCCGAGCTGCGGGGCATCTACTCCCAGGCCCTGGCCGACATCGACGCCAAGGTGCAGGCGCTCCTGGCCCGCCAGGACGCCAACACCCCGACGGTCATCTACCAGGTGCAGCACCAGCTGGCGCTCAAGAAGCAGATCAGCGGCGTCCTGGACCAGCTGCACGCTGGCCAGTTTACCACGATCGAGAAGTACCTGGAGGACTGCTACACCAATGGCTACGCCGGTGTCATGTATGACCTGGCGGGCCAGGGCATGCCGGTCCTGATGGGCCCCGACCCCAAGCAGGTCGTGCAGGCCGTAACGCTGGACAGCAAGATCAGCACCGACCTGTACACCGCCCTGGGCGAGGACGTGGGCCAGCTCAAGAAAAAGATCAGCGCCACGATCAGCCGGGGCATCAGCTCCGGCATGAGCTACGGCCAGATCGCCCAGCAGCTCAGCGCGCAGAGCAACACGGGCCTGTACAACGCCCTGCGCATCGCGCGCACCGAGGGGCACCGCATCCAGATCCAGAGCGCCCTGGACGCCCAGAAGGCCGCGAAGGCGCAGGGCTGCGACGTCGTCAAGCAGTGGGACAGCACCCTGGACGGCCGCACCCGGCCCACGCATCGGCAGCTGGACGGCCAGATCCGCGAGATCGACGAGGACTTCGAGGTCGTCAATGCAAAGGGGACCACGCTCAAGGCCGCCGGCCCTGGGCTCTTTGGCAGAGCAGCAGAGGACATCCACTGCAGGTGTGCTGTGCTGCAGCGTGCCAAGTGGGCCCTGGACGACGAGGAGCTGGAGGTGCTCAAGCAGCGCGCCAGCTTCTACGGCCTGGACAAGCAGCAGGACTTTGATACCTTCAAGGCGAAGTATATCGACGCCGTGCAGCCCGCGCCGGTCAAGCCCAAGAAGGAGATCATGACCCAGAAGAAGCTCCAGCAGAAGCTGGCAGACGGCCAGACCCAAATGGCCGATCTGCAAGCCAAGCTCAAGGCCGACCCTGGCAACAAGGCGTTGCAGGCCCAGATCGACGCGCTGCAGGCGGACATGGACAACTGGGACGATCTGCTGGACAAAAAGCAGGTAGCGGCCAAGCTGAAAGCCCTGAAGAAGGATCAGATCCTCGCTCAGGACGCCATGGACGCCGTGGACGCCTCCAAGCAGTACGTGAACATCTGGAAGGACCCGGTCACGGTCGCGGACTACGGGGCCAAGCAGGGCGCCGTCGCGGCCAAGAAGTCCTATTTCCAGGGCAAGCTGGCCATGGCGTCTGACCCGGCTGAAAAGGCCAAGTGGCAGGGGCTCCTGGACGATCTGGACGAGTTCGAGGCCCAGGGCAGCGCCTACTACACGGCCCAGCAGGCCCGCGACAAGGCCGCAGCAGAGTGGGCCAAGCTCAAGAAGGCCGGCACCCTCAGAGTCGACACGACAGCCGGCGCGGCGTATACTCAAGATAGGAAAGACGCCGCCCTCTGGTTTGACAAGGCGCACGGCGGCTTCGCTGCTGCGGACAGATACTTCGACCCGCCTGCGAAGGCCTTCCACAGAGCCGCAACGCCCAGGGAGCGGGACGGCTTCTACACGTACACGGCGGGCTCTGGCGGCCATAACAGGCCCCTGGCGGGCTTTGAGAAGCCCTGGAGCAAGCCCGGCAGCGGCTGGGAGCAGCAGTTCTACAAGGGCCCGAAGAAGGTCTGGATCGACTTCGAGGGCAAGGGTGAGCAGATCCGCGGCCTGACGACCCTGATCGAAAAGTCGACCTACCCGGACGACGTCTGGCTGCAGTCTGGCCAGGGCTTTGCATCGCTGGAGGGCTTCCTGGGCATCCCCTACGGGACGGTCGACAGCATGAGCGACGCAGCCCTGCAGCAGTACGTGGGCCGCAGGAACGTGATCCACAACTTCATCAGCACCGCGGTCAATGAGGGCGGCGGCTCCATATTCAACAGCAAGCCGATGGAGTTCAACATCTACGCGCCGAAGGGCTCGCAGATGCTTTATGCCTCAGATGTGGGCGCCTTCGGCAAGGGTGAGAACGAGATGATCCTGCAGCGCGGCGGCACCTACGAGATCACCAGGATCTACTGGGGCAAGGACGCCACCGACGGCAACCGCCGGAAGCTCTTCGTCGACATGGAGATCCATCCCGAGGCGGGCTATGATACCTTCCAGCAGGACCCGAACGAGTGGACAGGATCGCGAGACAACTACAGGACCAAATAAAGGAGGGCGCCATCATGGACAAGGAGAAGCTGATGGCCAAGAAGATCGCGGACAGCGAGGGCGCGGTCTTTGGCTGCCGGGGCATCAACCCCGCATACTGCAGGACCTGCCGGTTTTCCAAGGGCAAGCCGCCCTTCGAGGACGGCCCCGAGAAGGCCCACTGCATGATTTACAGCAGGGAAGAGGGCGAGGCCAAGCCCGAGGACGTCTACTACGACGGCGCCCGCTGCGATTACTACGAGAAGGACAAGAAGCATAAAAAGCACTGACCCATGCGGGCCGGTGCTTTTCTTGTGATTGGAGGTAACGCATGGCACATATCCACAGCATTTATGACACCGACCCGCACTTTGCAGTCAACGCCAAGACCAGGGCGCTCACGAATAAGAGCGAGTCCAAGATCGTGCTGGTCCAGTACGATCACAACTCTGAGCGGATCACCTTCGAGCTCCCCCGCCTGATCGACGGCCACGACATGAGCCTGTGCAACGTGGTCCGCGTCCACTATTGCAACATCGACGCTGCGACGAAAAAGGCCCATAAGGACGTGTACGAGGTCGAGGATCTGCAGCTGAGCCCCGAGGACGACGACGTCGTGATCTGCAGCTGGCTGATCTCCCGCAACGCCACCCAGCTCGTGGGCCCGCTGAGCTTCGTGCTGGAGTTTTCCTGCGTCACGGACGGCGTGGTCGAGTACGCATGGCACACGGCCGTCTCTGCTTGCCTTAGCGTCTCCACCGGCATGTCCAACGGCGAGAAGGTGGTCAATGACTACGCGGACGTGCTGCAGCGGTGGTATGATGCGCTCTTTGGAGCGGGCGGCGGTGGTAACGTCGGCGGAGGCGGCACCGGTTTAGACGGCAAGTCTGCGTACCAGTACGCGCAGGATGCCGGTTATACTGGCACAGAGGAGGAGTTTGCCGCAAAGCTGGCTGTACCGTTTATCACGCCCGAAGCATACGGTGCGAAAGGCGACGGCGTGACGGATGACGCTGCTGCGATTCAGGCGGCAATTGATGCCGCTGGCGGTGACGCGGTCGTTTATCTTTCGAGCAAAACTTACCTCATCGGGGCCGGGCTCGTTGTGAGCAGCAACTATGCGCGCTTTGTTTGCGACGGGCTGCTCAAGTATACGGGCACGGATGCAGCCCTTGCGATTAAATCCCATGACACGGGCTCTGGGCTGAGCAGAGCGGATGTGCGCGTCAATCGCATGGAGGCTGAAAACGGAACGGCGGTAAGGCTGGATGCTTCCGAAGGAAAAATGAAGTCTACCTATGTCGATGTTAGCTACATCTACAAGAGCAAGATCGGCATCCATCTGTACGCGGATAACGAGTACTATATTTCTTACTCCGTTATCAAGTCGAAGGAGATCAAGGCAACCGAAACCGGTATCCATATTGAGAATTTGGGGTCTGGCGAAGGTGCGAGCTTCTTGAACGAGGCGTTCTACCACCTCGGCAAAATTACCGGCTGTAAGACGGGCGTTAAAATCATTAACGCCGGTGCGCACAAGTTTGTGCAGGGCAGCTTTGAGGATTTGGCCGCGGATGGTGTGTCTCTGTATCTTGAAAACTCCAGCGACAACGTGGTCCGCAATTTCCGCTGGGCTGAGAATTACGGTGCGACCCGTATAAAGTTTGTCGGTGACTGCCACTACAACGACATTGAGGGTTCGCGCATGACCCTCAGCGAGATTGATATCACGGAGCTGGGTAGCATCAGCGGCTATAACATTTTGCGCGCGCCTTTCATAATGAATCAGAAGTACGGCTACAGGTGCGGTAATATTGCGTATGTCAATAGCCGACAGGGTATCACCTATGTACCGAATTATGACGACAACTCCTATGTCGCGCTAACCGCCGAGACGGTATTCGATACCGAGGGAGTGATTGGCCGCATCGAAAACAGAATCCTCACGTCTATCAGGTGCGATTCTGCGGACATTGACGGGCTGACGTACACTCTGAGCGATGTTTACAGCGGTTATGGCTCTGCAGCGCGCGGCTTCCCGGTATCTTTCGAGTTCGGCACGGCGAGCGGCAGGATTAAACTGCAAGACGCAACCGGTGCTACGATTATCGACAACACCAGCGGCGAGTATGCCGGAAAAACCGTGAGCGTCAAATGGTGCGGATATAACTACCACACCAAGAAGAACACATGGCTTGTGCAGGAGCAGGGCGAGATTGCGGCCACGGAGCGATTTGTGCGAGAGTGCCTCAAGTCCAACAGCGGCGATATGGTGGTGCGGAGCAGTGGCGGCAATACCTTCAAAATCGTCGTAAAGGACAACGGGCTTCTGACTACTATTCCCTCCTCGTCCATCAACCAGGTGCCATTGTCGAAGGACACGGATGGGTCTGTGTATAATGGCTGTGGTTATGTGGACGGCTATCGTATCAATTCCAGCGGTGTCAACACGGCT